CTTTGGTTACAAAAAATTCTCGAGACTCAGTAGTGATTGCTTTGGAAAATTATCGTAAAGGATTGAATAAATGGCAAAATGTTCAGAACAATATATTGCCTCCTATCTTGAATGATCCTCGCAGATCTTTCTCAAATTTGCTGGACTCAAGAAATATTTATGATGTATCTTACAAACAAGGTATTGTTATAAAATATCCTAATTATTTGGCCGTAAGTATGTCTGCCAAACTACTATTATCAAAAAAAGATAAGCCTATTTTTGAGAATGATGATATAGAAGTCGATCCAGATTTAGCTGATGGATACAAAAAAGCCACCAGTGACATATTTGCTTATATCAAATCCTTATCACTCGACACAAATCAATCTTTTAAAAGGCTTAAAACTCAGATGACTCTTGAACAACAGACACAATTCAATAAATTAAATGATTCTCTAAAAGTATCCCAGACTAAATACACAAAAATAAGAAAGTCAAATAGAACTGGTATCATTAGACTAACTCCTGATGATAGGGAAATGATTAAAAAAGATATGAGTTGGAAAGCTAAAACGGGTTATAAATTGTATATGGGTCAATTACAAGATTTGACAAATTTGTCCAATTTGGTCTTTTCTTCTACTAATGGAATAAATTTCAACTTTAATGTTCCCCAAAGTGTTGATATTGAGATATTTAAAAAAATAAAAAAACTGGCTCAAGACAAACTCAACGTTTACATTTCGGAGGTGAAGTCAACAAAGATATTTGATTTATTGGTGTTTCATTCACGCCTTTGTTATACTTTGTTTGCTGCTTCAAATCAAAACTTCTCAAATAATTACATAAAGTATGATAACTTGGGGTTAACAGATGTTTGTTTGATGATAAAAGGAGGTAAGAAGATAACCAGCACAAGATCCAGTAAGATATTCAAATTAATTTATCCAGCATTAAAAGAAGTTGAAGATTGGAATAAGAAACAATGTTTTTACTTTAAAGATCAAGCTTATGAAGAAACACCTTGGATGACTTTGCACCAAAATGAAATCCTTGATGGTATGGCATTACCTTATAAATATTTATTAAATTATATTTCTACTAGATTAAAGTACTCTAAGACAGTGACTCAAGATGTGTTATTTATTCCCACTATGTTGTCATTACATAATAGAAGAAAAACCGAG